TCCATTTTTTTCCCTCCCATGTTGGCTTCATTTTGATATATAACTCCCCATGCAGGTTTTTACCCCTTATTTTTACAACTTATTTTTATTGGTTTTGGATTAAATAGAGTCTTTCTCGGATGTGTTGTAATTATTATATGGTGTACCCCCAGAAGAAAAAAAAAAGATAAAAAGATATCAACCCTACCCGATTATGGATCAGTATTATATTGAGCATTTGCATAAAAATTAAATCAACAATCTTGTAAAGCATTGAATTGATCTAAATTAGGAGATGCATAAAATGCTATTATACCAGAACTATCTATTTGAAACACGCTCAATCGAAACATCCCATTGGCAACTAAAAAACATGAACCAAAATATTCTGGGACTCCTATATGATTAAATCTGAATCTAGTAGGAATTGGAGTATCTAAGATAATAAAATCATTAGCCGTCGATGGAAATATTCCTCCTATATTTATTATGTTTATAAAAATAGTATTTCCTATTCTTAGTCCTTGTAACCTATATGAATTTGGTAAAATTATTGCGCCATGACAGCCTGTTATCAAATCAAATGTATCAGAAATTGATATCGTATCGACGAAAATATTATACGGATTTGGTTGAAATAATTCTGATATTGACATATCTTGTTTTGCTATATAGATAGAAATGAAAAGTATTCGATTAAAATACTGGATATGTAATAGATTGAGAACTAAGTACTCCACACAACGCGCCGGCTATAAAATTAGTCGCGGCCCCTACTATTATTTGGACAACGCCGGCGGCACTTATTTGTAAAACTCCTAAGATTCCAGTACCTGCAGGTGGGGGACCACCTACTTGCAAAGAACATATTACTGTTTGCTGTTGTAATGGACGAAATGGTGCCGGTAGGCCCCCTATAGGATATATGATTAATGGTAATGCCGCTGTTGCATTTAATGGAGGAGCGTGAGAATCGACATTCATAGTAACCCAATTTCCCATTTTGAAGAAACTAATCCTACATCCGCCCCCATCCACTCTAGCTCCTGTATAAGCAATATTAAAGGTCTGTACTTGAATTGAGCCACTTATTGCGTGCGGGATTTGTCCAGAAAATTTTGGAAATGTTAGATTGGTTGCAATGCCGCCAAGTATAACTCCGGTAGATGGCGTGGTGACATCATCTCCTATTGTTATTGTATTCCCTTTCATTACTATTGGCTGTGAAACTGTCCCAATGTTTACTCCTAGTGTTGGGGCAGCGATCGTTGTAGCGATACCTAATGTTCTTCCTTGAGCTTCTATGGTAGCAGAATCAGTAAAATTTAGTGCGACGGCTGCTGTTGTATTTACTGTAAGTCCACCATTGATTCCAGCATTTGTGTCAATCTGGACAGTAGTTGTGCTACCTGTTTGACCAACATGTATGGCCCCCCCTGCTGTTGTTTCTGCTCTAATTAAATTATTACCAGCTATAGGAAGAATAGAATTTATGCGCTGTGTGTTTACTAGAGAGCTATCAAACTCACCAGCATTTATTGGATATGGGTTTGGTACGAAGAGTTCAGAAATACTCATTGCTATACTAATAAAAAAAATAATTACTAATACTTTCTAATTATCTAAGAGTCAAGTGTTTATAAAATATAATATGATACGATGATAGAATCAAGTTGTTCACAATTAGTGGCAATAACAAAATTTCCCGTAGTCCCAGCAGCAGTAGCTGGTCCAATATTGACCATCCCAGTATTATCGATCGTCATCAACCCCATAGTTAATACACCACCAGAATTGACTTGACAATTTATTTTTATTGTTGCATTAGGCCTTGCCCATGCTGGTATTGGACCCACTATTAATGGTGAATTAGCAACAGCAGCAGCAACAGCGGCTAAATTATCTAGTTGAAAGTAGATTAGATCCCAAATTGAAGCGATTCTTATTCTACATCCTGTTCCACCAACAGTAACTAAAGCACCAGAATAGTCATAATTATTATCTGCTGAATCTCCTGGATTGGCCAATAGTATAGATTGTGACCACGTTAACCCATTAGCACTAAGTAGGGACATTGTTAATTATTATGTGTAGTGAATACGTTATAATATAATAATAATTTATTCGATAATTTTAATTATTATATATAGTAACGTGTCTTAACAGTGCGTAAAAAAATTGTTCATCAAAATGCATGCGAGTAAGTTCACATTTGATGATGACCCGAGTGGAAAAGAAATAGCATACATAGAAAACGGAGATTGGGATGGTTATATTTTAACTGTAACTGAAAGTCCAGAAGTAACGGAGCTAGATTTAGGAAAGGATGCAACATTTAAAGTCGGAAAAATAAATCCAATTTTAGATCCTAATAAGAGATCAGTTGTTTATATAGCCGGACCATCAGGATCAGGTAAAAGTACATTTGCTGCTTCATTGTTGAAAATTTATTGTTACCCAAGAGTAATGTATTTTGGCAGAGGGACTGAAAATCTTGATCCTGCTTATGAAAATTGTAGTGAGATTGAATGTATTGATATTAATTCTCCAGATTTTGTAGTGGCTATGGAAAATTTGAAGCTAGAAAGTATAGAACCTGGATCAGTGTTAATATTTGATGATGTTCTTAGTGTTATGGACACTACTGTTAAAGATGTATTAATAAAATTGATGGTAGATGCTATGGAAATAGGGAGAAAATTAAATTTAAATGTTATTATTACAAGTCATGTTGTTATTCCTATAGAGCAAAAATTTGCAAGAAAATTATTGCCAGAGATACAAGATCTAGTTGTATTTCCTGGATTTGCTGGAAGAAGTAATATTAATTATGTGTTGACAAAACATATCCAACTTGAGCCGTCCCAAGTAAGAAGAATTTTAGATACTAAGACATCAAGATGGGTATTAGTACACACAACTGTACCTATGTATGTGCTGACAGAAAAAGAAGCTTATATGTTATAATAGTATTGATGATATTTTTTTTACCATTTGATTAGTATAATCTATTGGCTAGTTCTTCTCTTGTCATTACTGCTCCTCCTGCCCTAACCCCTCCTCTTCCTCGTCTAGATTGAGCAGTTTTGTCTTCTAACATTTTTCTTGGAATAGTTGGTAATAATGCGCGACTACGAGCACCACGGGGAAGAGCTGCCCCGTAGCCAAGAGAGGCCGCTAATGGAGTCCCAATAGCTGATGCTACTTTTGCTATTGGACCACCAACTGGTCCTAGAAATTGACTCGCAATACCTAACCCTGGGCCTATGAGTCTAGATATTAGCTTATTTTTTTTGAAGAAGTCTGATAGACCTGTTAGGAAGTTTCCTCCCTGAACGTCTTCGACATCTTTGTAACTTACACCTGGTTGTTGTTTGGCATCTAGGACATCTTTACTATCTAAAACACCAGTTTGAGTTATTGAACTTGCAAATCCAGGAATTGTGAATGATCCTTCTTGTACGACTATTACTACTATTTCTGGAATTATTGCGATAGGTGCAATATTACTTATATTCATTGTTACTTGAAGATTTTGTTGGTATTGACATCCAGGAGCGATATTTTCGGGTAGTCCAATATCTGTTCCCATTTCAACGCATACAATGCTGCCAATAGTTCCAACTGGTGTTAAAATTCCAGGTCCCATAGTCATCCCACTCCATTGTGCCCAACTCATATCACATCCATTTTTAACTGCGAGTTGATAAAGTTGTTCTTTACTTGCTCCACTTAAAATACCTTGTTTATTTGCATATGTAATCGAAATATTCTCAATCGAAAAATATGTATCTGTATTAGTGGCAGACGCATAAAGATCATTTTTTTGTTGTCTAGCGAAAATATAGAGTCTCCTTGGCGCCTCTGCTAATTGTATAGTATTGATGGTGACTTGATTACTAAAGTATCCAGCAGCACCAAAGGCAGGAATGGCAGCGTTAGAATTAGTAGTGAATGCTGTTATTGTAGCAAATGGATATGTGATTGGTCCAGGCTTTGGTAAATGAATTAGTTCTGGTGTAATATATTGAAATTGTGCTTCGCAGAAATATCCAGTGCCCATTGTAAATGCACTAGCTGCTGGTCCACCAACAGATCCACCAAATGAGACAGCTGAACTTAAGAACGGAACACCACCTAATGCTGTAGAATGTGACCACATTCTATTGGCGGCTTGAGATAAAAATGTGAGATTAATGGTCATTTGTGTTAGATTATAAAATCCTTCAGAGCTGATACCTTGTCCCCATGCAAATGGTGGTAACATAATACTTTCGCAAAAGAAACAGTCAATAGTAGCAGTTAATACTGTTCCAGCTACAGCTTGGACTGGGTTGGCGATTATAAGAAATGGAAATGCTCCCCTTGTTGGCGGAATATTATCTGATGTATTTTCATAGCCGCCGAGAGGGTTTCTATTAGTTCCGACTCCAGTGTTATATGAAGCATATTGGTCTGGATATACAGGACTTGATGAAAAATCTCTACTTTTTAGTTCAATACCGCAGCTAAAATGAGTCAATGGATGAATAATTTCGGCTAAATTGATTGTTGGTGTTGCAGTATTTAGTTGAACGCTAAGAGTATTGAGAGAACCGGAAATAGGCCATGCTCTTGGTGCATCAAATCCATTTCTGATTAGTGTATTTCCTACAGCTGGAATGCCAGTAAACGTTAGTCTTGCAGGTATGTAGAGTTTTACGTTTCTATCAACAAATACACCACCAGAAGGAGGTGGTGCCACGAATTGAATAGAAGATGGTGATACGCTTGTTGCTGTAATTTTTTGCTGAGTAACATTATTTCCACCAGTCAAAACTGCATAACTTTTTGTAGAATCAACGTTTACTCTCGGATCGTATACAGTCACTGGTTGGAGTGGCACGTAATTATCTGACATGTCTATATAATGTACTAATAATATTTAACAACATAAAAAATAATAATTATTATTTTGCACTTCATTTATTTGTGATAATTAAAAATTAATATCTTCTATTTCTTGATCGGGTAGGAATAGATTGACTTTGCATTAATCCTCCCTTTAAAAACTGCGAATCTATCCCATATCCGATCATTTCCTGTGATGGGATTGGGATTGGATTAGTGATACCTGGAATAATGTCTGATGTCTGCTTGATATTTTTTACTAATGATTTTTTTATGAACGCTAATTTCAAAGATGCCTGTTGTCCAACCCCCAGGATAACTGGGTACTTATTACTCGATGTATCTACCCACTGAATTTGAAAATCAAGTCGAGATATAGATTGATAGCCTAATAAATCCATCAACCTATATTGAGCAGATGGTATGTAGTATGCTATGCTTCTGATATCCTTTAGGGATTGAAATTGTGGAATAAAATCAGCAACTATTGATTCAGATGCGGGGTTATTATTTATGTTAGTCCCTGATCCAGTTGTTCCATTTACTGGTACTGCTTCATCTACTGTCGCTAAACTATTTGATGTGACAATTATTTTTCTTATGCTAGTGGCTGCTGATAGTGTAGATAAATCTTGCGAATTAAAATGTAATTCAGTTCCTGCGGGAAGTCCAGCTGGCGGGAATGGGACAGTATTGGCATATGTCGGCACGAAGAGCATTCTTTCAAAATCATCTAATGTGATTCCTATTCGTTGAACGAGTAAAGAATCAAATCCATTGATTATATTATTTAATGGTTGATTTATACTTATTCTTGGTATATTGACTGGGTTTGGTGTCCTATCTGTTGTACCCCAAGTGATATCCCAATACCAATATAATAATTCTTCTGTCGCATTGAATACTAATTGTGGTGGTGGCTTAGTCGCTTGTGGTGCTGCTGGATTGGCTGCTGCAAATGCCGCAAATGCTACGAGAATTGCTTTATTTATACATGAAACAATGCTACTTACTTCATAGGCCCACCAATAAGGATTGGCTGGATCATATCCTGTTGCTGCTGGGTTTGCATATTGTGGGGGAAGAGAATAAGTTTCAGTTTCCCATATTACATTATTGGCTAAAGGAGGTACTGTTGGTGGATACATTATTCCATTGTAGGCTATACCTATTACGTATGTTGATAGATTTGGGTTAAATGGACCAACTTGTTGTGCGGCTGGGACTATCGGTACTATGAATAAAGGAACATAATCAAGAGGGGCTGTAAATCGTATAACACTCGCGTAATATTCCCCTGGTTTAGTAATAAATGGATCACATCTTGTGTTATCATATTCAGCGTTAACATCGACGATATTTCTATAACTATTAACATCAGAACCCTGAAAAATAATATTTACGTACATATTATCGGGGCCACTCATATCAATTTCTGGTAATCGCATCATGTTGCTAGAGTAACTATTCCGTCTGGATCTAAATTATATTTATCGCACATTTTTTCCATCCAATTTTTATATTCATCGAGAGAATATTCTCGCATTAATAATCTAACGACGCAGTGTCTCCCACATGTTCTTATGTGATTTTCTCCTTTTTTTCTCGGGCTTGGACCAGGGAGTTTTTGAAAATCATATTCGTTATATGTCAATTTATATGGGCTATTAATCAATAGGTCGCTCAAATATGTGTGAGTTTGATTTGATTGTTTTGCCCATGTTGGATCAATAAGTGCTAATGAATCATCGGGAAAGCCACCTAATAAATCACCATAGCTATTAAAAAACTCAATTCCTCTACCACCATCTGGCATTGCTGTTTCAAATATAGCTACCCAGTGGCCATATTGTGGTTTTGATTCAAATAATAAGCAACACGCTCTATGCTCGCCCAATAACTCATCTAAATTTCTATAGTGTATTAAATCTGGATAAAGAGTAATATTAACATTACCATTTAGCATATTTGAGATGTCTTTATCTGAAAGAGCGACATCTTCTAGTTTTTTAATCCATCGTGGCGTCTGGTACATCTTATTTTTTACTGATAATATTAATAGAAAAAAAAGTTCTAATCTCCTTTTTAGGTGATTTTTTAATAAAGTTCTGATCCGATTACTACGCCACCTCTTCCTTTTTTTAGTCCTACTCTTGTTCCTCGTCTGGCTATTTTTCTCTTTGGCGCGACCCTTCTTTTTCTTTGAACTGGGCGATAACCACGAGATACATATTCTGGCCTATCAAATTCTCTTTCTGCCCTCAGTGCTTCTTTTAGTGCTTCCTGTAATATTTCTCTATCAGGCACTAATACTTGAGTAGATGGTGTTATCGATAGTTCTTTTGCAGCTTCTTCTGGGATTTTTTCTATTATTTTGACTACTTCTTCTGGTTCAGTTGATGCGGCTAATGTTTTCCCGATAAAATTTGCTATTTTTTTGACGGGTAATTGGCTAAACACATCGACGACTGTATCAAAAAATGCTCCTCCTTCTACCATATCTGATACCAATACTGGAGATGCCATGGATGGATCAAATTCATGTCTTCCAAATAACGATGGCATAAAAGATTCAAAGCCAGATCCTTTTCTTTTCATTGGTGTTTTACGAGCCATACGAGTACGAGGCTGGGCCTTACGAGCACGAGGCGGGGCCTTACGAGTGCTAGCAGGAGCCACATTTCTTCTCCAAATAATACCAGCCTCTTTCATTGCATCTCGTGATGTAATATTTCTACCACTCGCCCTTTCTTCTTTCATATATTTTGGCCAAAATTCGCTGAATGTTTTCGCAGCTCTAGTAGGAGCACGCCCCCCTAATAAAACCCCCCCTACATGCGCTGCGCGGTCATCAATTTGACTCTCCAAGATTTGGCGAATTCGCTCTTGATTAATTTGTGTTTGATCCATTTGCGTATGATATATTTTACTGTATAAATAATGTTCTCTTTTTTTTATTATATAATATTGAGTACTATTAAGTACAAGATATACCTATTTTTAATATATCTGGTTTTGCCAACACTTTAAAACTATCTGGATCATTCTTATATACCGTTATAAATCGCCTTATCGCATAATATGATGGTGGATCTATTGGTAATTCGCTCTCAATAATATAATTTCGCATATCAACATTCTTTATCCCAGATAAATGAAGACGTATCAAAATTTCTTGTGTTTCAACATTTAATCTTCCAGGAGATAAATCATAGTCACTTTTTTTTGCTTTCATTCTTTTCCTATAGTTTTCTCGATCTGCTTCTTTTTTATCTCTGTGCCCTAACATTAGATTGATAATTAGATTGATAACTAGATTGATAATTAGATTGATATATCATAGATATCTTTTTCTTGGCGCTTTAAATCCTATTACAAAACGAACACCATCTGACCCAATTATAGTCCTAAAGGTATCGTATTTTTTTGGATTATCTAGCCGATATCGTAATTCATTCGTAGTAACATCTACTACCTTTATTGGCACCATTTTATGTTTTTTAAGCCACTGTTCAGCTTGTTTTTGTGTCCATAATTGACGATTAAATCTAACCGATTGAACTTTAGATGCAGCTCCTTGCCCCTTCCGGGTAGGGAATGGTGGGCCAGTCATTTCATCAAACTTTTTTAAAACACTTAGCTCATGATCCGTGAAATTACTATAATCAGCTCTATTAAAATCAAAATAATCTAGAGACATATCTGCGTCTGATGGAAGTCTCCCATTATTTTTTACATACAATAATAATGCGCGCTCCACACCAGTCATAAATGCCTCAAATGCCTCATCATCTTCAAATAGACCCACAGAATCCACACATTTAAGACCAGCAAGGCCTACTGGGCTATCTGATTCTAGTAATAATAATTTGGTTTTTTCTAATGGGGTAAAATCGTCCATATATGATAACTATAAAAGATAATATATAATATTTTTTATAGTTATTTTAAATAAAGTTTTGTCTATAACTATACTGGTCCCAATAAACTATTAAATCCAATAATAAATTTTACATTCTTATCATTGGCAAAAATTATTCTAAACCTCAAATAATTTTCAGCATCACGTATTATATATCTTATTTCATTATTTAGAACGCGCATACTCTTTGCTATTATATTATGTTTTTGTAACCACTTAGCTGCGTTTGCTTGTGTCCAAATATTCTTATCAAATCTAACACTCTGTAATTCGTTTGTCATTATTATAATAGCTCAAAAAAAAAAGATCGACAATAATTTACTGATTAAACTCAATCTCACAAAGTAAATTATCATCATCAACATCTGTTTCCACTAATATCTTACCTACAGATGAATTGTATTTTTCCCACATATTATCTATTTCTTTTTTAGTAAATAATGGATTAATTGCAATCCTATAATCTCGTAGATTACATCCTCTTGTCATTACTGTATATAATAAATCTTTGTGATCAATCGCCATTATTCCAACCTCATGAATACAAAATATTTCATTTTTTATTGTTTGGCCAATAGAACTATGTCCAGTTATAGCATATCCTAGTTCAAATAAACTAAAATTAAATATTCCAAGTTTAATAGTAGCGCCCCCATCTTCTTTATCCAAATATATGCGTTTAACCTCAAATTCCTTAGTATTTTCTCCTATTTCTGTCAATAATTTATAAATACCACCTTTGTAGATACCTTTGGCCTTGATAGTTTTCCTAGCCTTTAAACGAAGTCCGTTAGATGCTATCCAATATGTATCCTTCTCATATTTTCGTACTGATATAGACTTCACTTCATGGCGAGAATATTTTAATCCTCTTGATTCAATTATGTGTTGGTTGATACAACATCTCATTTTATTAGTAAATGTGATATGTATATCAATGTTTGATAATGAGTTATACTCAGCTTTATGTATTTTCTTTTTATCCACAAGCGCCCCCATAAATTTACGCAAAATCTCTCCATCGTTTATTGATTCTATTCCTTCACGAATCTTTATTAATGCTGCATCATTTCTATAATCTTTTTTGAGTATATTCGCTCTTTTCATCAAAGTTGACAATAATAAACTATCATTTTTGAATCTTTCTCCTATCGGCCCTATTTGATTTGGGTCGCCTGATAATATTAATAAATTAACACCATCTCGCATAAGACAATACAATGTTGACCAAATCCAATTTTGCACTGTCGAGAGCTCATCTATCCATAAGGTTTTTCCTCTTAATCTTCCAATAGTTTCATGAAATTTATTCATATTATATAATCCTAATCCAGCATGTATTGTTTCACCCATGATATCCTTACCAGTTTTATTTTTACCATCTAGGTTTCTAGCACAAATATTTGAATAAGCTAATGCTACATCATAACTATAATCACGTTTTATCGAAGTTGTTTTTCCAGTGCCTGGTGCACCAGTATATGTAACACATTTATCAATCAATATTTTTATTTCTGCTTCAATTTCTCCATTAATTTCATTCACATCTATATTATCATATCGATGCTTCCACTCTGGTGTTATTGGTTTCATTTCTGGCTTAAATATATCTCGCGCCCATTCGGGTAAATTAGGAGTAGATACTGAATCAAATATAACTGAATCGATCCTTATTCTTCTTACGTCCGCTCCAACGCCATCAATAAATGCCATCATATATGCATTAGTTTTTCCGATCACATGATTATATATATTTCTCGTATTAAGTGTTTTAAATTTTCGTTTACTCATTGAAACATTAATTAATTTTGGGTCTTCCTTTTTACCATCTTTATTAAATATATCACTTATTTTGACATCATTATGAATCTCCTTTAATAATTCAATATCTTCATCATTAGAAGTAACAAATTTAATAGATTTTGGCTTGGTAAACATAATACCCAATAAACCATTTAATAAAGGAAATATTCTTTTTGTAGTAGCGCCTTCCGCGCCGTCTCTTCCTCCTGTATCTAATCCTTCAATCCATTTTTGAAACTTTAACTCAGGTAAAACATATGATGCTGTTTTCCATGCATATATATCTTCTCTTGTCAATACTTTGTTATTAATCAAGTACTTAAATTCAATACCGGTCAATATATTATTATATCTTCCATTCATATATGCGATTTGCCCTTGCGTATATAATGTCCCATCAGATTTTTTCAAACAAATTGATCCTCTTCCAGTCAAAAGAAATGAATTATAATCATGAAATTTTTTCATCACCTCATCCTTTATAAAGAAATAAGAAGAAGACCAATCATTTTCATTAGGGAAGCTAGTAGAATTACTAAATTTGTAATCATCAGTCGCCGTGAAGATTGGTATGTTAGATGAACCGATGCTATCTATATTTTTCTTATAATGAGAACCACCAAACCCGTATCCCATCATTGATACTGTATAAAATGCCTTGTTCATATCATATCCGATCAAACTACATGAGCATCTAGCACTATCAGCACATTTTTTATATTCAGAACTATAAAATATACAACTCTTATCATGTGGTTTACCATCAAATGAGATTGATTTTGGATAAACATCTTTCTCGCAATTAAAACTAAAATTAGGTATTTTAGTTGTTTTAAATAAACTATTGATAACTTCTTCTTCTGCTTCATCTAATTCCATTTTCTTGCCATCAATTTCTATCTTATTTTTGAATCCAATAAATCCAATAATATCAAAGAAAATGTGGCTGGGGGACGAGGATTCGAACCTCAGTGACCACCCTACAGCCCTTCATTATCAAGGCTTCTCGGTCACACCTCCATTTTGTGCCTGGTTTGTGACTGGTAAAGTGACAACGCCC